GTAGCAGTTCCGCCACTTGAGAAAGAGGCATCATAGTGATCTTCGTTTCTAATTAAAATTGCGGTTGCTGCCGCGTTTGCTTTTGCGTTTTTTGCTGTTGCTTCATTTACAACGCGGATTACTTGTAGGTTGTTACCGTAAGACAAGAAGTTTGCAGCTGTAAAGAAAGATTGGAATGTATCGCTGTTAGGCTTACCAAATCTAGTTACAAGAGCGTTTTCTGAATCAATTGTGGTGACAACTCGTACAGGTCCCCATGCGAATGCGCCAGCAAAGCCGCCGGCTGTAGTAGCAACAGAAGGAACGACCGATGTGAGGTCTCTCTCTGTAACCAGAACGCCTGGTGATAGCTGAAATGCCATATTTTTCTCCTTATAATGTTATTCTGTCATAACAAATTTTATACCAGTATATTTATAAATACTGAACTTTGACTATTACCAGCTACGTTCTTTTATAAAATCCGAATAGTCTTTTTGATATTTGTCACTTAACCAAATATCCCCATCTATCACCTCCACATCTGGTTCTGTTGACTGTCCGTTATCAATAAATCCAAATGGGGTAAGTTCGTCTTCTATGTTCTTCATTTGCGAACTATAGAGCGCTTGTCTATTGTTTGCATTCATTAGATCCTTAAACATTGGGTCATTTGTAGCCCATGCAAAGAGAACCAATGTCATTGTCAAGTCATCATTGTAGCCTTCATCAGCTTGAAACACACCATTGTGTTCAATAAATGTTGAAAATTCTGATATAATATCTCTATCAAAAACCAGTAGTTTATTTTCTTCTACCAAAGATTTTAAAGTTGCACATCCTATGCGCTTAACTTGTTTTGTTGTTCTTACACCCAGTATGGAACTTCTTCCAGAACTAGATAGAACTTGTCCGTATCTGGCATCGGATCCGACCCAGATCATATTCTCGTACTCTAAGTCGTTGTGAATAATATCAGCAACTTGTTGACCAATATCATTAATCTCAACCAACACATATGCAGTGTTATAATCCTTGGATACCTTGTGAATTACAGTGGGGTATAATAGAGGACTAATCTTATTGTTTCTATATTTAGCTACAATTTTATAAGGGTATTCTGTAGTATCTATTACTGTAAAAGCAGAATAATCTCCTCCAATACCCCTCGATGTATCAACTGTTGTAAAGTATACATGATCTGGTACAGGGTATTCTAAAATATCTAATCCATCCTTTTCATGCATGAAAGGTATTGGAGACATCCTTGCAATAGTATCCGGGGCAATTAGGGTATTAGATGAACCAAGGAATGCACATAACACCTCTTGGTTAAACTTGAGTTCACCTAAAACTGATTTTTGCTCTTCAGCCCATTTTTCATCTCTTCCTGGAATCTTCCAGTAAGGTATTTGTAATGCAACAAAGCCGTTACGACCTTCCTGGGCATCATTCCAATACTTCCAGAAATGATTATAACCTAGAGGTGTAGAGGTAAGCAACACCTTTGTGGTCTCTCCAGCCATAATAGTTGGATATGTTGATGTAAAGAATTCTTCAGCAACGTTATTGGGAATAATCGCCGCTTCGTCAATATATAACCAGTTAACCGATTTGCCTCGAATACCAGAGGTAGAAGTTGCAGATGTGAATACCTTAGAACCATTTTCTAATTCAACGTCACCCTTGTTCCAGGTCTTAATGCCTTGTTGCATCCAAAGGGGTAAATTCTCGTACATAATCTGGTAACGAGACAATACTTCTCTGGCCGCCGTAGACTTGTTAGCTAAAATAGCAACAGTCTTATTAGAACTAAAAATAGTATAGTGAAGAATACAGGCTGCCGATGTAATGGTCTTACCCTGTTGACGTCCTTCCATCAGAATAACTTTTCTGTTATTCATAATAACGTCTACTTTTTCTCTCTGACAATCGTATAGACTGAAAAGAATTAGACCTCTATCTAAAGAAACAATATAACAATAATTCTCAATAAAGTATATTGGATCTTCTTTGCACTTCATTAACTCCTTTACCTGCTCGGAGGTAAATTGCATCTCAAAGCCGGCAGGCTTGAGAAGGTCGTTTCCATTATAAGAATTATTTTCCATTAATCATCTTCATAAGATCAGAGGTAGAACCAGCAAACACTATGTTGTTTTGCTGTTTAATATTTTCCATCTTACCACTTGCCTTATCAATATCTTTTTTAGTTTTATGTAGACCAATTAACTCTTTTGTGATAGCAGTTTGTGCCGATATTAATTGTCCGGCAACTTCAAATGCTCTAGGGTTTTCAGAGTTCTTAGCAATATGAACCAACTCAGTCATTACATCTTCATTTTTATTGATTAAACTACGAAGGGTGTTGCGAGCCAATTGAAAGTCATCCTCTTGATCTAACTCAGAAGGATTATACGCAACAGGCATGCTTGTTGGGATAGGCAAATCAACGTCTGTCTCAACATTAAAGACATCGTTAATTCGGTTAAGTGATTTCATTAGAAGTCCTCAAACGTATCAATAATACTAATTGTATCGCCAGGAACAGCGGTACCAGGGTCGACAGTTGCGGTGTATGAGGATTGTTTATTAGAAAGGGCGGGGTCTGAGAATGTATTAACGTTTGTAGTTCTGATGATGCCCTGTCTGTTGATAGGACCGTAAAAGTTAAGTTTCATTGTGAAGTTGAGTGTCCAAATAATGGCTCTTCTTTGAGTAAAGTCTCCCTCATACTCATCTTCGTAACTTATATTATCTAGTATAATAGGTAGGTCGTTCTTAATGCCCATTGCTGGGATTGCATTAAGAGTCAAGTTATAGTCAGGATTAAAGTAAGGTAGAATCTGTTCAATAATCTGTAACCCATCATCCTGGTTCTTTGTATACACATACAAAGTCATCGCAATGTTATAGGGTGTAGGGGCGTACTGGGCGTTCAAAGAAGTTGTAGATGTACCATTTAACGCTCTATTCTGCTGAACCAGGCTCACTCTTCTATTAGGATCATAAGTCAAACTTATCATCTCAAAACCAAGTCTTGGTAAGAAGGTCTGAAAGCTTTGTTCAAAAGATTGGGGTTGAGCGGCAATTCTAGCTAAAAACTTTGCCTTGGGCGAATACGCCAAGGGAACCCTAAGGGTCTGAGTAATATTACCACTAGAATCTAATCTATCAACATGAATGTTATTGAACATATTACCAAAAGCTACAATTGACTTTCGTATTGTTCCGTGATAGAATTTATCAAACATTTATTTCTCCGAATGGGTTTCTCTCGGAGAAGTCCAGTACGGATATCTCACCTCTAAAGTCCTCATTATCTACATTAGGGAAGATAGTACTTAAGTTATAAGATTGAAGAATGATACCTGCCGGGCTATATTCTTCAAGTAACGCTCTATCACCATTCTGAAGTAATAAGTTAAATGCATTGACGTCAGCAGACTTTTCAGAAGTAATATCATCGATCTCAGATACCCCAGTATCAAAGACCTCAGAAGAGTACTGCATTAACTCACATTGAAGTTTGTAGACATATAACTTACCAACTTGGAAGAAAGGGTCTGTAGATTCTACACGTTTAATTTCAAAGAATGCTTTAGTTAATGGGAAGTAAACAATATCCCCTTCAGCCGGTCTGGTAGTAAGAACTGCATCTCCAGATCTTGCAATTACCTCATCCCATCTTCTTCTGGATACAATAAAGGTTGCTGTATCTCTAAACTCAACCCCAAATTTAGTCAACAGATCCCCGTCACCTTCAAACCCGGTAACGTTCTGCATGTACATCTCTAAAGGATATGCTGATGAGTACTTATTAAGTACATCCTCTCCCAAAATATCATCCTCATTAACTGCAACTCTAGGTATATAATAAGTATCAAATCCATATATCTTCAGGCACTCTATTATAATATCTTCAATTAGCAATTGCTCAGAAGATATACCACCAGGTATACCAGACTGAAAATAGAAATTCGTTGCCATTATTCGGTATATCCACGTGGATTAGTTGTTGCCTTGATGGTATAATCCATTGGTGGGCTGATGAGATAAGCTAAATACATTCTCAACCTGCAAAGAAGTCTACAGGGAGTTCGTATGTAGATCTAACTTCATCCTTTAACTCTTTTATCTCTTCCATCGCTTCATCAAAGATCTTTTGACCATTTAACGTTACCCCGCCAGGTAATTGAACGCCTTCAAACTTCTTAAGATTAACACCCCATTGGCGCTTTATCAAAGCAGTAGTGTATCTCTTTAGATATCCGTCATTGTAAACATCGGTAAACGTATCAGGATCTAAGGTACTGAATGCTTCAATGATAATGTAATCACCAATAGCAAGATCACCCCCATCGCCCCAGGTTAAGTCAATATGTAATTTATTCATATGACGATTAAACCTGACAGGCTTTTGGCCGGTCATTAGATCGTTAATCATATTAATATGCATCTTTAACATTGTAAAATACTGAATATCAGTATTAGTTAAAGATTGAATGTTGTTGAGTAATAACTGGTACTTGGCATCAAAGAAGCTGATACTGTTAGATCTGCTTGATAACGGTAGCGTTCTTACAACACTTAAAACTGAATCATTAAGGGTAATGTATTTGTTATCAAAGTTACCAAGGGTCATGGAGGTAACGACTGCGGATGTACCTGAACTTGCACCCGTTATTGTTTCCCCGGCAGTAAATGTCCCGGCAGTATTTTTAGTATATACTTTGTTGGCAGCAAAAGCGGCATGAACAAAAGTGGTAGCACCAGAAGAGGCCCCGGTAATCTTTTCACCAATAGAAAAACTACCAGCATTCATGCCAACAATTTGTAATGTAGATGCCGTAATTTGTTCTTTAAGGTAAACAGATTCAACAGCATCGTAATGAAAGTCTCTGTAAAACTGTATAGCCTCATCAACACGGTCTTCTAATTGATCGTCGTCAACGTTAATTTCAAGAACCGGGTGGCCTAGCGATCTAAGGCAATAATCTATAAGGTTTTGTCTGGATGAAGGTGAAGACATTGTATCTTTCCTAATTTATATGGTATATTTATAAGGAAAGGGCCCTGAGGCCCTTTGAGATTATTGCATTAAAGATTATTCAAGACCCATCTTCTTTCTTATCTTAGTAGCAGATACTGAATGAATGGCTTCGTCAAACACTTCTTGTTCAATCTTATAACCCACATCTCTACCGTAGGTAATATTAACAATGTTAGGTACTACCTGGATTTCGTACTGACCTTGGAACATAGGATCTAAATCTCTACGAATATAGTTCTTAACCTGTTCAATAGCAAAGGGATTAGAACCCTGCCATCCCTGACAATCTCTAATCTGAATAACTACTTGCCCAGTCTTAGCTAATGCACGTTCAAACAACGCCCGATGACCTTCATGCCAGGGTTGCCATCTTCCAAGCATCTGAACGGTCTCTTTTTGCCAGTTAAACGTTGGTCTACGTCTTTCATCTAGAATGTGGGAGGCAATAAACTCACCCCACTTTTCACCCTGTTGTTCGGTGATCCTGAAGTCATAAAACTCCGGAGGAGTAAAGGCTTTATTAGTATCTTCAAATCGACCTTTTTCAATAGTATCGACCCAGATCGTCCAATCGGCTTTAAAGTTATGACGCATCTCCGGGAGCGGGGCTACGAAGTCACATATAACGAAATCAGTATCGTAGCTATCAGCCAGCTCTCTCATTCGAAGACTCTGTCTGATACGACCTTCTTTACTAAAGTCCCAGTCATTGTACTTTTTACGAACGTCATCGGCATTAAGCCACATGACTGTTTTACGCTCGTTCTGGAGGTGCTCAAGGATGTGTTGGGCAAGATATGTCTTACCAGCTCCAGGAAGACCCATGATTAAAATACGTTTCATCTTTTACCTTTCATAACAAAAATCAATATTGTATTATAGTACCACCTTAGAAAAAAAGCCATAGATCTTTATGGAAGAGATATTATGGTTTTTCTATTAGTTTCTTAAGAGTATTAATTTGTTCTTGCTGTTCTTTAATCGCCTCTACCAGAACACCTATTAAGTTATTATACTTAATACCAAAGTACCCATTTTCGTCTTGAGATACAATTTCAGGTATTACTTTTTCAGCCTCTTGAGCAATTAAACCAATAGCCTTTGCGCCACCTTCTTTCCAATCGAAAGTTACTCCACGAAGAGCAATAACTTTATCAAGTGCACTTTGAACTGTCTTAATATTTTTCTTTAATCTCTTGTCAGATGAGGAATTGTAATCTGTAGAAGTTAACAGACCTGTAGAAGGATTAAAAAATAACTTAGTATTAGAAACAGTATGTGGAAGATTACCAGTTGTTGTCGATACGAAAGTCGGAAAAAAGCTTGCGTTGGTTGTGGTATCGTTAGTAATAGCAGTATTGGTAGCGTTGGTAGCTGCAGCTACTGTACCAGATACGTTGACAGTAACGGCTCCTGTGGCTCCGCTTACTGATATATTTGTACCAGCAACAATACTTGTAACACCAGTATTAGAAATAGTTTGATTTGGAAAACTACCAGAAACACCTATGCCAGTACCAGCAACTGTGGCTGGGGAAGCAGTTCCAGTACCACCATTAGCTACTGGTAAAGTACCTGTAACACCGGTAGTTAACGGTAGACCTGTACAGCTAGTTAAAGTACCAGAGCTTGGTGTACCGAGAGCTGGGGTTACCAGGGTAGGGCTAGTTGCAAATACTAATGCTCCGGAACCAGTTTCATCAGAAATAATACCAGCAAGTTCACTAGAGCTTGTAGCAGCTAGAACGTTTAATTTATCTGTAGTAACCACTAAAGTCTTGCTACTTGGAATAGTTGTACTATTGATACTAGTAGCGCTGGCAACTCCAAGTACTGGGGTTACCAATGTTGGGCTAGTAGCAAATACCAGTGCACCTGATCCTGTCTCATCACTAATTAATGTAGCTAATTGTGCAGATGTTGTTGATGCAAATTGTGATAAAGAGTTAGCAGTGGTTGCAAAACCAGTTGCATTACCTGTCTGATTATTAACTGAAAGAACACCGGTGTTAGTAATAATAGGGGTTGAACCTTCACCAGTTGCTGTACCTACAGTGATACCATTACCGGCTGTCATTGAGGCAACATAATCACCAGTAGTATCTCTACTTAAAGTAACAGAATCCGGTTGAATACTTGCAGAGAAAGAACCACCATCGGCAGTACCAATTGTAAATGTATTACCAGAGACAGTGAATGTTGAAACCCCGGCTACACTAACGTTAGCGGCAGAAGTGATTCGACCGAATGTATCGACTGTAAATACTGGAACCTTTGATGCCCCACCATATGTATTAGCAGTAACACCGGATACATTTAATGCAACATTACCTGTGGTTGCATTGTATGTAATCGGACCACCAAAATCGGCATCAATCGATGATCTTGCCCTTGTTGTGGTGAAATATAAATTGGTTATCTCTGTTACATTGGCTGTAGTAAGACTAGCAGTATTAGCCTTATTACTAAGTTGAGTTAAAACGGTAGTAGAGAAGTTGTTATCATCTCCTAAAGCTGCTGCTAATTCATTTAAGGTATCGAGTGCGGCAGGAGCCGAATCAATAAGATTGGCAACCGCAGTAGTAACAAACGCTGTTGAGGCAATCATGGTATTTGAAGTACCAGCAAGCGCAGTGGGAGTCTGAGGCATCCCTGTAAGCTCTGGTGATGCAGCAAATACCAATGCTCCTGATCCTGTCTCGTCTGAAATAATTGAAGCAAGCTGAGCAGAAGTGCTGGTGGCTATCAAACTCAAATTACCAACTTTGGCTAATTCAAATCCCCCGGTAGTTGAACCATCATGAACCCGAATGGTGTTGTTGCTTGAATTTACTGAAATTTCACCGGCTGCTCCGGTAAAATTATTATTTTGTGCAGTAGTCCCGCGCCTAAATT